ATGTTAGGACATTTGTTTGTGTGGTCTAGTTCACGTGTAGATAACTTGACTGTTGGAGAATGGTGGTGCATTATTAATACATGAACGGGCGGGGTTAGCCCGCCGGGAACGGAAGGAACTGAGATGAAAGAAATCACAATTCGACCCGATGAGCAATATGGCGGCCATTGGATCGAAACAGGCACTAGGACTTATTATTTCTCACAGGGCACCACACTCACACAGGTGTTTGATATGATGTCAGACGAAGGAGATGACGAAAATGTGGGAAAACGTTAATGGCGAACTCATCTGGATCGATAAGGAAATGGGATGGCAGGAAAATGAACGACACAATTCTGTTGGCAATGATAAAGTTTGTTCTTGTGGTGACGTGCGCAGTCATGGCGACCGCCTTAGTGCGGGCAGGATTGCTGTCGGTGTCGCTGGGGGCATGATTGCTGAGAAGGCGGCGCTTAGGGTTGGGAGTTGGTTGTTGTGGATGGCTGGGATTCTTACTGTGACCATGATTTTTATGTGAGAGCATACTCGGAGAGATTAGAATCTAAGCGGTTTCTAGTTAAAAGATACACCACTTCATTTGATCATATTCGACGGTTTAAGATTCTTGGAACTAAATACGAAGTGACCATTAGACGTGGAATAACTACAACGTCGCATACACTATCAGTAGACACACACAACTTAGAGTTTGACAAGGACACGTCAACTGAGGATATTGTGTGTACAGCATTGACGGACGAGGGGTTCATTTTATTTCCTGAAGATATTGATTCCTCACCTCTCTTTAGATTCCCGGCTGGACGGGCAATACCAGAACCCTAAATGAAATCAAGCCACACACGAAAGGAAACGATCATGGCTGTTGTTTACTCTTCTCTCTCTGACGACTTTGCTGGCAAGAAGGCTTTCTTCACTGCTCAGAACTCGGCTGTTTCTTTCAAGGAACTGCGCGGTAAGACGATTGAAATCAAGGATATTGTTATCACGGAGGATGATGTTGTTGACACGGACACTGGTGAGGTTGAGACACGTCGTGCGATCACTGTGATTGACAAGGACGGCAATGCGTTCGGTACTTCGTCTCAGACTGTGGTTGCTCAGATTCAGCGGCTTGTGGATATTCTGGGTGACGTTAAGTCGTGGCCGGAGCCTGTGGCTGTTGAGATTGGTTCGGCGAAGTCTGGGCGTGGTCGTGAGTACACGACGGTGACGCTGGCCTGACGGACGCGATAGGATACTAGTTGCCCCCTGCCCCTTAGGGGGCAGGGGGTGATTGGTTTGGTTAGGTCACATTGGGGTAAGCATTATAGGGCGTTTAAGCGTGGTGCTAAGAATGTTCGGAATACTGCGAATGACATTAGGTCGTTTGTTGGTTCTCTTTCTTTTAATCCGTTGCCGGACACTCTTTCTGAGGAACAGGGCAGTTCTCGGGTCAAGTCGGCTAAGGCTAGCGCAAAGGAACAGCACCGTTCTGACCTGGATAAGGCGCGCGAGATGCTTCAGGTTGAGCGCGATAGGGCTATCAGGAAGATGTATCGGATGGCCACTAGTGATGATGGTGCCGACATTCGTGGGACTAAGTTTGATCCGCTGGGTAAGTCTGCTGTAGGAAAGGTTACGTTAAAGAATGCTTCGAAGGAACTTGAGCGTCTTAGCGAGTTTAATAATTCTAGTAGTGTTTGGTATTATAGTGACCGTCACGGTAATCCCATCTCTGCTAAGGACGTTCGTCGTTATCGCGATGCTGTGCGACGCTATAATGCTGACATAGACGAATACGAGAGATCGGTAGCAGGAACAAAACTTCCCTACATGGGGGACGTAACTGTTGGTGACTGGCTTAGAGATTTTCGGCCTTCAAAGTCATATTTGCCTGGCGGATCACATTATGCGCTTGAACGAATGAATCCCGATAAGCGTTCTGTTAATTTTGAGTCCGCTGAAGCAATGCGGGAAAAAACCAATAAGGTGTTAGATAGTTTAACCAAGTCAGCCAAGCAAGCAAAATTGACGGCAGCAAAGAAACAGATCGCCGCAATGCTTGATACTATTGGTGACCCTGAACTATACGACATTTTGACGGAGATTCCCGATGATGTGCTATGGCTAATGTGGACGGTAAACGGTGACTTTGCTAATCAGTTGTCGCTGATGTATGAAGCCGCTAAAGAAGGATACTTTGAAAGAAAACGTTCTGGACAAGATTTGTGGTATGATGATGTAGAAAATGCCGATTCCAGCATCAAGTCTCTCTTGAATGAGATTAAGCAAGTTAAGATTAAACCGGAGGACGATTTCAGTGGTTCGCCAATCAACAAGCGTAAGGCCCGTAAGGGTCGGCGTTAGGCGTAGCCACAAGAAGGTTCCTTCGTTTTGTGCGGACTTTGAGACGACTACGGTTGAGGAGGATTGTCGTGTTTGGTCGTGGGGTATTATTCAGGTAGGCAAACTACGGGATTATGTTGATGGGACCAGTCTTGATGGGTTTATGTCTCATATTTCTGAGCGGGCAGCCCATATTTATTTCCACAACCTCGCTTTTGATGGCACATTCATTCTAGACTGGCTCCTTAAGCATGGATATAGGTGGACCAAGGACTCACCGGGGGTGAAGGAATTTACTTCTCTGATTTCTCGCATGGGGAAGTATTATTCAATTACCGTGGTTTTCGAAACAGGGTATAGGGTTGAGTTTCGAGATTCATTCAAGAAACTGCCCATGTCAGTTTCGGCAATTGCTAAAGCATTCAATCTACATGACCAGAAACTAGAAATCGACTATGAAAAACATCGCCCAATAGGATATATCCCTACAGAACAAGAGAAACGCTATCAACGGAATGACGTTGCGATTGTTGCTCAAGCACTCGAGGTTCAGTTTGCTGAAAAGATGACGAAGTTGACGGCGGGTAGCGATTCGCTGGCAACCTACAAGAAGATGACGGGGAAACTTTTTATTCGCCGTTTCCCAATCCTATCACCTGAGATTGATACAGAAATCAGAAAAGCGTATCGTGGTGGATTCACTTATGCAGACCCTAGATTCTCAAAGAAACTGAATGGCGCTGGAAGTGTGTATGACGTCAACTCTCTGTACCCCTCGGTTATGCGAACGGCACTACTCCCCTACGGGGACCCGATCTATTCGGAGGGCGCCCCCAGAACAGACCGTCCGCTATATATTGCTTCGATCACATTTACAGCAAAACTTAAACCCAATCATATCCCCTGTATTCAAATTAAAAAGAACCTCTCCTTTAATCCAACGCAATACCTTGAAGAGATTCCCGAACCAACAACCGTTGTGGCAACAAACATTGATATTGAATTGTGGAAAAAGCATTATGATTTCAAGATTTATTCGTGGAATGGAACGTTTGAGTTTCGCGGCTCACATGGATTCTTCGACAATTATGTTGACCATTTTATGGAAATTAAGAAAAACAGTACAGGAGGATTGCGGCAAATCGCAAAACTACACCTAAACAGTTTGTATGGAAAGTTCGCAACCAACCCCGACATTACTGGAAAGCACCCTGAATTAAAAGATAATAGAGTATCACTAGTAATGAATGAACCCGAAACACGTGATCCTGTTTACACGCCGATGGGTGTTTTCATTACTGCGTATGCTCGAAAGAAAACTATTAGCGCAGCACAAGATAATTATGAAACTTTCGCGTACGCCGACACAGACTCACTACATCTTATCGGTCCCACCACTCCCCCGGATTCACTGTGGGTTGACCCCGTAGAACTAGGAGCCTGGAAACATGAGAGTTCTTTCACAAAGTCGGTTTACATTCGTGCGAAGCAGTATGCGGAGGAAATTGATGGTAAACTAGATGTACACATTGCGGGGATGCCCCGGAACGTGGCAGCAACACTTACGCTAGATGACATGTTGCGCGGCGGTTCTTGGAATGGTAAACTGATTCCCGTAAGAGTTCCCGGAGGAATAGTCCTCAAGGATACAACATTCACACTCAAGATTGATTAAGGTTGGTAATCATCATGGCACGTCCTGTTTCTACTCACACCACTGTTAAGTTCCGTCTCTCCAAGACTGTTGTTGCCGACCTCGAGGAGATGCATTGGGTTCTCCGTAAGGATTCTTCGGAGATTGTTGAGGCGGCGATTATTGATTATCTCGCCAAGAATGCTCCCAAGTCTGGTAAGTGAGTTCTGACCGATTGCGAGGAAGCAACCTAATGAACTGGGCCTTGCTCGGTTGGGTAGCACCCCTCAGGATCACTTTCAGATAGTTGGGTATTGTGGTAGGCTAGGAACGTAAGTTCCTAGCCTACCTTTTTAGGAGGAATTGTGACAAAGAAAGAAAACGACTACGCACAGAGAATGCGCATGCGAGATGAGGCCGATAAGGCCCACGATGCTCGTACTAGGCGAATTCTTGGTGAGAAACTGTATCAACAGAAAAAGAATGAGGCTAAGGCCAAGGAAGCCGCTAAGCCTTCAGTAAAAGAGGTGATTAAGAACCCCGGCAAGTTTGCGGGTGACGTCGATTCACGCGTCCAAGAAGGACTTGGCAAAGAACGGGAGAAGGAGAACAAGGCGGCCGCTAAGGAAGCGGCGGGAATGGAGAAGGCTAAGGCCGAGCAGAAGGCTCGGCATGAGGCTAATAAGGGTGTGGCGCCCAAGAATCCCGATGATCTCGCTAACCCTAAGAAGGCCGCCGAGGCAGCTCAGAATCAGAATGGCGGTCAGCGCACTGATGAAGAGTGGCGTGCGATGGGGGAGGATCCTAAGGACCACCAGGGCACTCAGGCTCACGATCCTGGGGACACCGATGGTGACGGTGTTGAGGTGTCTTCAGAGAAAGGGAACAATAAGCCGGGTGATCCTATTGTTCCTGAGGAAGAGAAGAAAGACCCGTTTGCTGACACTAAGGAAGCATGGCAGAAACTCACCGAAGTTTTCGGTGAGAAGGTTTCTAAACTTCAGACAGAACTTGAGGCTAACCTAGGCCAAGCCCTTGAGCCAACAGACAGAGAACTCAACAATCCTTACGCAGGGGATGACGTCCCCGAGTCTAAGGAGATGCGCTTGGACGACGTCAAGACAACCTTGAACAGCACTAAGGACACTGCTGAGAAGGTAGGCAGGGACCTGGGTACTGTGGGCAAGGCGGCGGCCGGAACGGCAGGCACTGCCGCGAAGGACGCCGGAAATGCTATAGTTGATGCACTAGACATTGATACGGAGGCCGCAAAGAGTACCGGAAAGACGTTGGCAGGATTGTCAGGTTTGTTTTCCAGGTCAGACAATGAGAATAGCAAGGTTCCCGATTCCGGCTGGAACCCCAAGTCAATTACCGATCTGTTTAAGGATAACTGATTATGCCCCAGTTGCGTGATGACACTACTAACATTGATATTCTTAACGCCATCCGAAGCGATGCGCGTTACGATTACCAGAACATGGTTCCCGAGGCCACCAAGGCCAACATTCAGGAGACTATCGCCGGAATCATGTCTGACAACATTACTCGAAATGAGTTTGTTTCAGCCATGATTAACCGCATTGGTTCTACCATCGTTCGGGATATTTCGTGGAAGAACCCGCTTGCTGTTTTCAAGCAGGGAATGATGAATTTTGGTGACACCATTGAAGAGGTTCACCTTGATTTCATTAAGCCCACCATTTATGAGGAACAGCGCGACTACCTTGAGCGCGACGTTTTCGGGCAGGCCCCTCCCCCGGCCAAGAGTGCTTTCCACACTCTCAACCGTAAGGAGAAGTTTAAGATCACGCTTAACCGCGACGTTCTCCGCAGGGCTTTCCTTTCAGACAACGGGCTTTCTGAGATGATTTCTCAGATCATGTCTGTGGCCGCCTCCTCCGATGAGTGGTCGGAGTTCCTGTACATGACGCGCCTGTTTAAGACCTACGACGACTCGTTCGGTTTCTTCAGGATGCAGATTGCTGATCTCAACCAGTTTGAGGTGAATAAGGACAAGGTTGACACTGCGCTCAAGGCTCTCCGAGTTGCGGCGAACAAGATGATGTATCCGACGCCAGCATTCAATTCGGCCGGCGTTCACTCTTTCGCTCGCCCAGAAGACCTGGTGCTTATTGCAACGCCTGAGTTTAAGGCGAATGTTGACGTGACCTCGTTAGCGGGGGCATTCAACCGTAGTGACGCTGAGGCGCCGTCTCATATCATCACGGTTCCGTCTGAGGTTCTGGGGATGGACGACACTTCCGCCATCCTTACTAGCAAACAGTTCTTCGTCATCAAGGACCTCCTCCTTGAGAACCGGAACATTTCTAACCCCGAGGGCCTGTACGATAACTACTGGCTGCACCACTGGTCTATTCTGAGTGCCTCGCCGTTTACCCCCGCGATCGCGTTCGGGACTAAGCCGAACACGATTGTGGTGACGCCTAAGGCTGAGACTAATGCTGAGATCGCGAACCTTACGGTGAGTCGTCCTGATGGAACTCAGTCTACGATTATGCCTCCGGGCGCCGTTCGTCAGGCGGCTATTCAGTGGAAGACCGCGCCCGCGAATAAGGGCTACGCTACTGATTGGTATCTCAAGAACGCTAAGTCTAAGGGGACTAAGGTTTCCAACGATGGTGTTATTACTATCGGACCGGACGAACCCGAGGCCTTCCTTACTCTTGGTGTGAATGTTGACACCAAGGGGCTTAACGGGAATAAGCCCGCTAACAAGGAGATTAGTATCCAGGTCAAGAAGTGACCGTGCTACAATAGAGCAAGGCCCCAACCGAAAGGGTTGGGGCCTTGCTTGTTAGGAGGATGTATGCCGAATCAGATTTACGATATGCCCCCTGAGACTAATGCAGGTCTTTCGTTTGATTATTCTGTGTGGTCTGCGGGGACCTTGCTTTCTATGGTCAATGTTCCTTTTGATAACACATACCGTGACATTATTGATTGGAGCACGTACGGTAGGACGCCGCGGGATTATGTGAGGTCTTTGCCTAAGCGGAATAAGGTTGAGTTGTCTAAGATGACTTATCTTGCGCAGGGGCGCCCCATTCGCATTCCTACACCGTTCAGTGTTGCGAATCAGTTTAACTATGTGATGGTCGAGAACCCCGGTAAGCCCGCGGACATGCCTGGTTTTGAGGGGTACACCCCTACCACGTTTTTCTATTTCATCACGTCAATTGACTACGTTGCACCTAATACGACACAATTGACTCTCCAACTTGATGTGTGGTCTACATACTACTCTCGCATTAGTTTTGGGTACGCCTATCTTGAACGGGGACATATGGGCGTGGCCGCTGTTGACTCAAATGAGAGTTATGGTCGGAAGTGGTTGACTCAGCCCGAGGGCCTTGATCTCGGTGGTGAGCACCGCATCATTCGGACGTACCGGAAGACTCTTTCCAGAGTGCACGAGCAAGATTATTCTGTTGTTGTTACATCCACAGTTAACCTTGACAAGAATCAGGGCTACGGAAGTGAAAGCAACCCTAAGGTGAATGTTGCTTTCCCTAGCAACGCCGAGGGATTGCCTAACGGGGTTATTATTTATGCTTGCAGTTATGACCAGTTTAAGCAAGGAATGTTGGGTTTAAGCAAGTTTCCGTGGGTTGCTCAAGGAATTGGTTCCATCACGCTAATTCCCAAGGAAGTCGTTGACCTGAATGCCGGAAGCCCTGTTCCCGTGGGAGACGGAGGAAATGTTGGAACTTGGTCTATCATGAACAAGTCTTCCATTTATATCACCAAAGACTACTCTCTTAATGACGCTAATTTCCGAGACGAACTACTCCAGTATGTTCCGGAGGAGTATCGCCAGTTTAAGAAATTCGCCACGGCTCCTTACTGTATTCTTGAGTTGACTACCTACTCGGGCAATCCCGTTGAGTTCCGCCCCGAGTCGGTTAAAACTCCCGGCCTTAAGATTCGACAGTATTCACACATTGCGCCACCTAATCCCGCCGTGTTTTTCACGCTTAGGGACTACAATAGCGTTGCTGGCGGCAATGTTTTGGACATTCGAGACGGAAAGGTTAGTGAGGAAATTGGTGAAACATGGGACATGTGTACTGGATACACATCATTGCCCACATTCTCGGCGGTTAACAACTCGGCACTAAACGCCCTGGCGTCCAGCGCGCACACAGCAGCAGCACAAATCAACAATGCGAAGTGGCAGCAACAGCGCGCCCAGCGCGCCGCTACTGCCAGTAGGGATATTGCTAACGCGGGTATTGCCGCAACGGCGGCCGGTGCGGAGAACACCATGTGGGGTAATTCTGCTATGGCTGATTCGCAGTCGCGTTATAATAATATGAGGGCAACTGTGCAATCGGTGCAAGGTGGAATTATGGCGCTCGGTGGCGCCCTTAGCCTTAACGGGCAGGCCGTTGGCGCGGGTATTGCGCAGTCGGCTACCGCTGGGGTTAATGCCATGATTTCTAATTCGCAGGCGCAGTCCACTGCGAATATCCAGAATCAGTTGGCTAGCGGTGCGTCTCAGATTAGTCAGACTCAGCAGCGGACCGTACGTGATACTAACTATGAACTCGCACAGTTCACTGCTAATGGAGACTATGAGGCGGCCATTTCTTCGATCAACGCTCAACGTCAGGATATGCAGGTAATTCCTCCTGCTGTTGTGGGACAGACTTCTGGATATGTTTCTCCAATGGTGGCGCACGGTTTTGTTATTGACTGTAGAATGCGGTTTATTTCGGAGAACGCCATGCATGCGATCGGTCAGTTTTGGTTGCGTTATGGGTACACGATGAATACTTGGGTTAAAATTCCTAACACTCTTTCTCTTATGACTGAGTTTACTTACTGGAAACTAGTTGAGTGTTATCTTGAGCGGGGCGATATTCCCGAGAGTTTCAAGGGAACTATTCGGGGCATCTTCGAGAAGGGTGTGACTGTATGGCGGTCTCCTGATAGGATTGGTAGGACGAACATTAAGCGTAACTTCATTGATACGCGGGTTAAGGTGAGACTAAATGGCTAAAACTGATTACGTTAAGAACGGAATCTACAATAAGATTATGCTTAAGCCGCCGTCCTCGAGTGAGGCTAGGCAAATTCAGTTGGAGCATATGTATCGACGTCAACTGATGGGAAAGTGTCTCTCACGGTTTACCTGGGAGGGGCTGCCTAATGGGATTGATCCGCGATTCATTGAAGCAACTATTTTCAATAATGCATACTCTGTTTTCTATTTCGATACAATGTTTGAAATGTTTATGGCAATGCCAGCAACCATTTCAGGTCCGCTAGACATTCAGGATAATCCCACGGGTTATCGCGTGTCTCGAAATGGGATTTACTCGCGCGACGTTAAGGCTTCAGAGAGTGTGTGTATCTGGGGTAATCAGGTTCGCGAACCAGAAATTGACGTTGTTCTGTCATATGCTGCGCGGCTTGCTCAGATTGACAGGACAATTGAAATTGACTTGCTTAATGAACGTAATCCTATGATCGTTGCGTGTTCCCAGGACCAGCGCCTTACTGTTCAGAATCTTATTTCTAAGATTTATGATGGAGAACCCGTTGTATGGGGCACTGAGAACATGTCTATGGACAATCTCGCCAACATGATCGGGGTGTTTCCGCTTAACCAGAACGCTGGTGCGGGCGCCGTCTCCTCCATTAAACATATGGAATCTAAATCCAAGATATGGGGCGAAGCACTCACAATGCTCGGAATCATGAACGTCAATTCCGAGAAGCGTGAGCGAATGGTGGTTGAGGAAGCGGCCGCGAACTCTGGCCAGGTTTTGGCGTCACGTGAGTCATTCATGAAACCAAGGCTGCTTGCTTGCGAACAGATCAATGAGATGTTTGGTCTTAATATCTCGTGTTCCTGGGCTGTTGACGACAACGCAGCACCAAACCTGTCTGACTATCTTACTGAGATGAATACAACAACCTATGGAGGTGAAGATGTCGGTAACAACAATGATGCTTCGTGACGTTGTCAGGATAACCAATGACCATGTTGGTCTTGACAGTTATCCGATTTTCGACGAAGCATACAGGAACACGCTTAATGATCGGATTAAACGCGAGTACTGGCTGCAGGAAATCGGGCACGAAACAATTGACATTTTCGTGTGGCGAATGAAGTTACGGATGGACTTGATTATGCCTCGGTATAATCGAATGTATTTAGCGGAACTTCAGAACACGGACCCGTTTGAGGGCAATCGTCATTACTCGCGTACTGGTCAGGATGGGAAGTCTCAGAACTCGGGGATCAATCATCAGACTGGTAGCGGTAGCGGGACCAATGAGTCTAAGGGGCGTACGGTTGGTTCTGATACTCCTCAGACACGACTTGCAGGAGATGGCGACTATGCCACGTCGATTAGTGACGCCAGCACTAGCGGCGGTTCTACGTCCCGAAACGAGTCGGACAGTACGTCATCGTCAACGTCTAACTACCAGAACAACCAGAACTCTGAGTCGTGGGGGTATTCTGGAAGTAAGGCGCGGGCTATCGCTGATTATCGCAGCACTCTGATTAATGTTGATGATCTAGTTATCGCAGATATTAGCGATCTGTTCATGGGTATCTGGGATAGCGACAACCCTAAAACTCCTGGGGGACTTATCGGGAGTGGAATCTACGGATATGGTATTGGAGGATACTATGGCTACTGGTGATGAGATTCTTGGCAATATTGACCGGGCTATGTGGCGGGTTAACTCACGTTCAATCAACAATGTCACACCGTTTACTTATGGTGATGGGCTTACGTATATTGATGTGCTTGAGAGAATTCGTCGAAGTGTGAGCGACGTTATTGAATTCACTAATAACTTTGGCGATGAGCAGGATAAGGTTGTTAAGCGAATCAATGATGTTGTAAATAACTTCATCACTGAGATGGAGAAACTGCACAACAACTGGGACTCTTCCGTCAACGCTAAGCGCGCAGAACTGGAAACACGGCTAAAGTCCTTCGAGGACAGAGTTGTCACCGCGGTGTTTACTGGCGACGACGGGGGAGACACTGTTGCCGCCCCCACGATTGCTGGTGGTAAGTTGAAGGTTCCGTCGAAGAAGTGGCAGGATAAGATTGATTCTCAGATAACTGAGATCAAGTCTAGTGCTACCGCACTTAGTGGTGACGTGACTAGTCGCCTTGCAACTCTTAAGCAAACTGTAGACAACAATTTCTACAACAAGACTGAGAGTGATAAACGGTATAATCCGCTTCATCGGGTAATGTACCCACATTCGCTAATCATTGGCTCATCTAACGCCGAGAGCCGCGGATGGCCTAATGGGACTTGGGAGCGCTGGGTTACCGCCAAGGGCGAGATTCCACACAACTACGGATATTCTGGCGGCGGATTTACCAGCACTCCCGATAACAACTTCAACACACAGATCGATCGCGCTATCTCCGACTCTGTTGGTGACCGCGCGCGCCTTACTGGTCAGATCTATATCATTGACATGCTTAACGACATTCGTGGCCAGAAAGACATTCGCGAGTCCGCCACCACGTTTATCAAGAAGGCAGTCAGGGCTTTCCCTAACGCAAAGATCTATGTTATCCCGGTCCTGTACAATGAGCACTCGCTCAACAATGACTGGAATATGGCAATGAACTGCGCCAACGCAACCAACGTACTCAAGGAGGTTCTTGAGCCCTACGGCGCGCTGGTTTGCGAAGGCTCGAGGTCGTGGTTTCACAACGGCAAGAACTCGCGATACTTCCCCGACGACGCCGGTGTTCACTTCGGAACTGCTGGATATGAGTTTGCGCAGAGACAGTTTGACAACTGGCTTGAAGGCGGAAGTGGATGGGTCGACTTTGGTTGGCACAATCTCAAGAATGGCGCGAGTTTTGACCGAGTCAAGAATGACAACAACCTACAGATGTACATTGCTCGAAAGCATGACACGGTAAGCATTCACGGAATCTTTTCAGTCGTCGGACTTGAAGCATTCCTGACAATGTTTAACGTTCCTGCATGGGCAAGGCCCTATCGAAACATGTACATTACAGCATGGGATAATGCCACAGCATTCCCGCTAATCGTTGACAATACTGGGGCGCTAGTTCCAGCCGCAAGGCTAAGCGGCGAAAAGACATTCGCCGTCAACGCAACATACCCCATATTCTGAAGTAGCGGTGCTCCCCTGATACAATCAGGGGAGCATCGTCATTTAGGAGGAAATCGTGGCTTGGGACGCTACCGCAAAGAAAGTTGCTGTCAAGGCAATTGGTCAGGTTGAGTCGTCTATGAACTATGCGGCAATCAACTACAACGACCCCATCACTGTCGGCTTGGCGCAGTGGTATGGAACTCGAGCCGCCGCCATCCTCAACCGAATGCGCGTCGCTCACTCGGCCGAGTATGCTCGCGTAGACGCTGGGCTACGTAGTCGGCTGGAAACTGTCTCTGAGTCCTCAAGTTCGTGGAACACCTACTACCTCAGTAGGGCAGCCGGGGATAGTCTTCGCGACCTGCTCCTTGCGAGCAAGGATATTCAGGGTGACCAGATTACCAAGGACCTTGAATCGTATTTCAACGTTGCCAAGCAATATAACATTAACCCAGAGACGGACACTGACGCGTTTATTCTCTGGTGCGTGGCCTACCACCAGGGACCCCGTTATGCATTGCAGGCAGCAAATAACTATTCTGGCGGTGGCCTTAATCAGATGTACGACGCCATTATGGCTAACGGCGTTCTGGGACAATACTATAACCGCTACAATGGCGCCAAGAACATTATCGCAAACAAAGACACCAGTGGTGTTGATGTTGGCGTAGGCGGCGTTAATGCCCCGGGAAACGGTGGGAGTGTTGGTCAGAACGGTCAGCAAGTAACCGTTGACGGTGGCAAGGTCATCATTACCGCAGACGACTCAAACATTCTCACAATGCGATCAAAGTTCGGAATTCACCGTCTATACTCCAGGGGGCACAATCTGTGGGAAGCAAATATTGGTGAAATCGTCCAAAACATCGCTGGCGGGCAGGCAGGAGCTCCTACCCCAGGGGGTGGGGGAGTGGTCCCGCCCGATAGTTCCAATGGTGCTAAAGCGCTCGCGTGGGTCCTGGCTCGTCTAGGCAAGTTCGCGTATTGTCAGTGTCCGGGCCGCCAGGACCCTGATAATTCTGGAATCACTGACTGTTCGGGGTTGATGTACGCGGCCTACAAAGCCACTAGCGGCGTCTTCGTGGGCACCTGGACAGGCGACCAGTACTTCCGTGGGCAGGCAGTCATTGAACGCGGTTCTGGGGCCATGACGGCCGCCCAGAAGGCCCTGCTGCGACCTGGGGACATGATCGTCATGGCGTGGCGCTCTACAGGCAGTGTGTACCCTGAAACCGATCACGTGGAAATGGTTGTGGATCAGAACACCACTGTAGGACATGGCGGTAACCCATATTATGGTCCTGTTAAGAAGTCTATAGACAATCTAAGCGCAACGCGCTGGTGGACGGTAAGGCGACACTGATGAAGAAAAATTTTTCCTATTATTCTTTCTCTAAAGTACTTTCGTATGCGGGAGTGTTTAACATGATTATGGGTGCCCGTGGTCTTGGAAAGACATATGGGGCTAAGAAGATTGTTATCAAGAACGCAATCAATAAAGGGCAACAATTCATTTATCTTCGTAGGTACAAGACTGAACTCAAGGGGCGTAATAGTTTCTTCGCAGACATTCAGCACGAGTTTCCCGATGAGGAGTTTCGTGTCGAAGGACAGTTTGCACAGAGAAAGGTGGGAAAGAAGTGGGAGACCATTGGCTATTTCATTCCTCTTTCTACAGCGCAGGCAAATAAGTCTATTGCCTACCCGAATGTGTACACCATTATCTTTGATGAGTTCATCATTGATAAAGGTTCGCTGCGGTATCTTCCTGATGAGGCGAAAGTGTTCATGGATTTTTACTCAACTGTGGACCGTTATCAGGATCGTGTGCGTTGTCTCATGCTTTCCAATGCTGTGAGTATTATGAATCCTTATTTCATTCGATTCCACATTGAACCCAAGGAGGGAATTAGTCGTCACGCTGAAGGGTTTATTGTCACCGACTTTGTGAATAGTGAGCAATTTCAGTCCGAAGTTGCACACACTCGTTTCGGTTCATTCATCACGAACTATGCCGAGGACTATGCCGACTATTCCATCTCCAACAAATTCGCAGACAACTATGACGATTTCGTCATGAAAAAGACCGGAAAAGCCAAATACGCATTCTCCCTGCGATGCCCCGACGGAGAGGTCTCTATCTGGATCGACGGAGGCACGTGGTTCGCCCAGCGTCGCCAGCCTCGCGGGGATAGGGTAAGATGGGCCTATAAGGTCTCTGACCTGCGCGAAGGAGAGCGACTACTGATGTACGGTGACAAAGTACTAAGCATCATGCGCAGCACATACAGAAAGGGCCGACTTTTCTCCGACTCACCTGAAACTCGTAACATGTTCGCTGAAATCTTTATCCGATGATACACATTAGTTCCACCACAATTGACGTTGCCCTTGTTCTCGGCGTCATATCTCTGCTAACAATCGCAGGGAGATTCATCTACCGTTCCACGCGATTCATGGACCACTTAGCGTCCATGCTAAATGCTTGGGACGGGAAAGACGGAACACCTAGTGTTCTAGACCGGCTTGAAGATATTGAAGACAAATTAAAAGACGTGCAATATCATGTCAAGCCAAACCACGGCGGATCAAGCGTAGACGCGCAGAACCGCCAACTCAGAGAAATCATTTCCTATCTCAAGGAGAAAAACAATGGGTGACCACGAGGCCCCTAAGCCGCCCTTCATCCCCGACGCATACCGACTCTGGCTATACGTCGTTAGCGCCGGAGTCCTTGTCTGCCTTGGTGTCTGGGGCGTGTTTGACGGTGACAAGATTGCTGCACTCAACTTCCTGTTCGCAGCATTCTTCGGAGTTGCCAGCCGGAACGTCCCCAACAAGGAGTAATTATGGTGACTCGCGCAGACATTATCGCCGCCGCTCGCTCAGAGATCGGGTACTCCCGATGGGCAGACAAGGACACTGGAACTAAGTATGGGCGATGGTACGCCCAGGTAACCGGCTCTCCAAGTTTCGGTGCAAGCGGGGTGCCTTATTGCGATATGTTCGTTTCCTGGGTACTCAGTAAGGTCGGCATTAACTGGGTGAGCGCCTACGTCCCCGGCCGCGAGGCCCAGGCACGAGCTCGTGGCGTGCTCATCGACAAATGGGATGTGCGCCCCGGTGACCTCATGACCTTCGACTTCGACGGCATTGGAGTTGCCCAGCACATTGGAGTCGTTGAACAGCCTCCGAACTCCGCAGGTGTTTTCTACTCCATTGACGGAAACACCACGTGGGGAATTGGCGGACCGCAAGACAACGGCGGCGTTGTTGCGCGCCGTGAGCGCAGTATGGACGAAGCCCGATACGGTATTCGAGTAGTTGATGACAACTCTGCCATTTCCAGTGGTGGAGACATTCGAGACATTCAGCGAATTCTCGGTGCGGTACAGGACAACGTCCTCGGAGTAGACACCGAGAAGCGAATGTGCGCCGTAATCAAGGCCAGCAACTGGGGAGGACGCGAATTCCCATGGGGCGTCGCCTACACACAGCAAGTCGTAGGAACCACCCCCGACGGCGTATGGGGCGACGCCAGCGAAGCCGCACACGACCGCGTCATCGAATCCCTACAAGGAGCTCTAGGCGTCACCATTGACGGCGTGTGGGGCCCCGAGACCTGGGCAGCATGGGAACACCTGGCCCGCACCGCAGAACGCCCATAAACACTTATCCCCCGGAAGGAACCAACCACTTCCGGGGGATAAGTATGTCTTCAGTTCTCAGCCGCTGTAGTATCAACTCCGATCGCATTAAGCATCTCAAACCAAGTTTTGCGACACTGTTCAGCGCCCGTGTGGCCGTAGCGCTTAATGGTGTTTAGTCCTGTAGTCTTGTCTGAAAACACTACCCGATTATCCGGCCAACCATAAACGTCAAGCCGATAATCAAGACCGTCAATCAGAATACGATCACATCTGACGGCGATGCTGTATCCAGGCAGTTGATCTACCAGATTAAGTTTCTTAGCCAGTTCCCTGAAGTGGTACATTAAATTACTCCCATGCTTTCCATGCCCATTTCCAACAATGCTTCATTTCTTTCATTCATCGAATCATAATGAACAATTGTTCCACTTTCTGTCTCAAAATGATTCCACACTTCCATTGTATAGTCATTAATCAAGCGAAATGCTGTGCACCCACAATAAAGAATGTTGCATCCAGCAGGAGTATAAAACTCCCTCATTCCATAATGACGCAACTTTCTCTTAGTCGTCTGAATTGACATAACAATCACACTTCAGCGACTTAACCCAAGCCGCCGTCCGCTCAGGAGTATCATTAAGGCAAGTATGCTTAATGTACCAATTGCTGTCACCCGTGCGCTCAAGAATTGTCTGTGTCATTTGATTTCCTGTCCACATTTAAAATGAAATTAGCAATTGCTGAATTAACGATATCGAATGCTCCCGTTTCTACTACCAATGAAAAACGTTGGCCCATGTAGATTACAATCCACGTCATAAACGGCGAATTGATACGAGTGCTAAATAGAAGATTATTTGTTTTAACTAAAACCTCATTGCCTTCGCAAGCATATTCAATCAAGTCCTGTAGAAAAATCTTCGTTGATTCACCAATAGACGCCATTTTCTATTCCCGTCTCGCTTGAAATTATATTATCAATCGAAATTATGTGATATTCCTTCGAGCCATTCCGCCAATAATGAAGCCGACCAGTATCCCCATAATAAGCAATGTGGTAACCATTCAGTAAAACATGTGTGATAAAATTAGAAACCCTCCAGTTGGTGAGGGTGACATAATCGTCACCCTCACCATGGTGCGACCTACGTCTCATTGGTAATGTATCCCTTTTCGATCAACGCATTCCACTCCTCATCACTCAACTCGAAAACAGCATCCTCGCTCAAAACAATCTTGTGCATCACAATCTCTCTCCAAACCAAGCCAGCATCTCCCACTGAGTGTTGAACCACCATGCCTCACCATCCCGGCGGACTTCCCACTTCCTTGAACCATGACGCACCACCAGGTACTCCTCCGCTCCGTAGGACAGGACGCCCTTGGTACCCGCCTTCCAGGTCCGAAGACTACAACCAGACTCTTCATACCAGGTGTAAGCACCGGCGCCGAGCAGTGTCTTGAAGTCGTTCATTTCAGTTCCTTCCATTCCCAGCGGGCTAACCCCGCCCCGTTCATGTATTAATAATGCACCCTAGTTCTCCGTCAGTCAACCCAGAAACCTGTGAACTAGACCACACAAACAAATGTCCTAACATAAGCGGCCCTATTGTACAGACAATAGGACCGCTTATTAATATGCCCTACCGCCGATCTACCACAGCACGTGAACGTTGTCAAGCATATTCATGTGACGTTACACACAAATACACGAAAATGGGGGTGATATTCGTCACTCGAAAGGGGGGCACAGACAC